AGCGTCAGCGTGCCGCTGTCGGTGATCGGGCCGCCGGTCAGGGTCAGCCCGGTCGTGCCGCCTGAGCCGCTGACCGAGGTCACCGTGCCCGTGCCGCCACCCGTAGGCGCAGGGCCGGGCGCGCGGACGATGACCGTGGTCTCGGTCGCCTCGACGACGACCGTCTGCAGCTGCTCCTCGACCAGAACCGTCGTCATCGGGTCACCTCGGGATCGACCACGAAGCAGCCCTGGATGAGGCGCGTCACGACCGAGCCCGTCACGAGCTCGAGGTCGTAGACGTGCTCGCCCGCCTCAAGGGCAGCGGTTTGGGTCGCGGTGGCAAGCAGCGTGACCGTGCCGGCCGCGCCGCCCAGGGTGATGCCGCCGTTTTCGGTCGTGAGCGACAACAGGACCGTCGCCGACTCGTGGTCGGTGCGCACCTGCATCCGCGCGGTGTACCCGGTCAGGTTGACGGCGACGCCGTCGGAGCCCTGGTAGCTGATGACGCGCTGGAAGGTCGCGCCCTGCTCACAGCTGAAGTTGTGCACGCCAGCCATCAGACGGCCTCCTGCGCCGGCGGTGCCGCCGGCGGTGCCGCAGAGGCGGTGCCGCCCGGCAGCGAGATGCCGAACTCGGCGAGCATTTCATCCTCGGCCTGACGCTCGCGCAAGACATCCTCGATGTCGAGGCCGCGCTCGGCGAGCGCCTGCGTGCGCGTCATCAGCCCGTTGTTGATGGCGGTGATCTGCGCCTCGGCCTCGTTGCGCGGGTCGACCCACTGCCAGCCGCGCGGCACCCACATGGTTGAGGCAAACTTCTCGTACTTCGCCGGCGGCAGGTTCACCACACCGGCATCGAGGGTCTGACGCAGCCACCGCGCATACACCGGCGCGCAGAAGTGCTCGATGGTCCAGTGCTGCACGGTGCGCCAGTAGTCGCGCTCCTCGAGGAGGCCCTGACGGATGCTGGAGTAGGACACCGCCTCGAGGTCGTTGGCGAGCGAGGTGTAGGACACGCCGAGGCCTGAGGCGATGCCGCGGAGCATGGCCTTCTCGAAGTCCCGGAACGCCGTGGACGGGTGCTGCGGGTCGAAGGGCTTGAAGTCGACGCCCGCGGGGAGCTGCTCGAAGCTGCCCGGCGCGATGTCCATCTGGATGCGGCCGTCGGCGCCCTCGCCGTCGCCCTGGTAGTCGTCGCCCGCGGCGCTCGTGAAGAAGCCCATCTTGGACGCCGAGATGCGCGCCGCGACGAGCTCGGACTCCTCGTAGCCACCCAGCATCTTGAGCCGGGTCATCGAGGTCGCCATCCACGACACGCCGCGCGTCTGCCCGATGCGATCGCGCCGGAAGCCGTGGATGATGCGGTCGGCCGGGATGCGCTCCTCGCGGACAGGCGCGGCCGCGCCGAGCTGGTAGTCGTCGGGGTGCCGCGTCTTGACGTAGTACGCGACCGGGCGGCCCTCGCGCGTCACCTCGACGCCCATGCGGATCAGGTTGCCGTTGGCGAGGACATCGTTCTTGTCCTGGTCGATCAGGTCCGGGTCAAGGAACTGCAGCCGGAATCGGTAGCGGTTGGCGTTGTCCTCGACCATGAGCACGAAGCACTCGCCGTCGCGCGCGACCGTCTCGATGAAGAGCCGCTGCGCATCGACCCACGACAGGCCGCCGTCGACCGTGCAGGTCCCGGCGCGGCCCCAGTCGGCAAAAGCGCGCTCGAGGAGCTGGTTCGCGCCCTGGTCGAGGCGGCCGTTGGGTTCGCGCGCGCGCACCTGCAGCTGGATGCCGCGCGGGCCGACGACGTTGGTGGCGATGAGGTCGAGGTACCGCCGGGCGTAGTCGTTGTTTTGGCAGAGGTCGCGGCTGCGTGCGCGGATCTGCTTGAGCGCGTAACGCAGGTCGCTGTCCGCCGACTTCGGCAGCGTCAGCCAGTCGGAGTAGAGGCGGCCGGTGTTGGCGGCCTCGAAGGCCCGACGCGCCGGTTGGCGCTTCGGCTTGGCGCGGAAGAAGTCGAGGATGCTCACCGGGTGAACCTCACGCGGATCTGCTGATTGGTACCGAGGCCCTTGCGCAGCTTCTCGGCTTGGACTTCGCGGTTTATTTCAGCCTTGAGCCGGTCGCGCTCCTCGAGGAGGTCGGCGCGGTTCCAGCGGCTGAGGCTGCGCCCGGCGATGGAGTACGACGCCGCGGACAGGTTGCTCGGGTCCTTGAGGTAGGCCTCGATGTTGTCCAGCATCACCTGCGCGGTGCTGCGCGGGTCGTCGGTCGAGGTGGCGCGGTTCGCCTTGACCTCGAAGCTGCCGTAGCCGATCTCCGCGCGCGCGCTGTCGCTGGTGCGCGTGATGAAGGCCGACCACTGGTAGCGGCCCGGCTCGTAGGTCGCCGTCACCGAGGAGTCGACCTCAACGACATAGCCGTTGGTGGTCTCGCTCGCGGTGATGGCGATGCGCTCTCCGGTGCCTTCGCGGCGCGCGACGTAGGAGAGCGAGTAGGTCGCGGTCGGGTAGTCGGTCGTCAGATCCGGCCGCCGCCAAGCCCAGCGGTCGCCCGCCTGCAGCAGCGTCGGCTCGGTCTGCGGATAGTTGGCCGTGTCGAAAACGTTAGCCATGTCAGCCCTCGGGTTTCGGCGGCTCAGGGGCGGGCGGCAGCTGCGCCTTCGCTTGCTCGCTGAGCTTCGCCCAGAGCGGATACGCGCCCTGCGACGTCGGCAGCGAGCCGAGCATATTCACGAGGGCGACGGCCTCGTGCAGCTCGACGGTCAGCGTCACTTCGGCTTGTTGGGCTTGGCCTTGCTCGTGTTCCACGGCAGCTCCGGCTTGATGACCTTGGGGGACTTGCGCTCGGCGAGCTGCGCGGCGACAGCGGCCTCGACCGTGTCAGCGCCGACCTTCGCCTTCACCCACTCGATGACCTTCGATTCCTCGAGGCTGGCGAAGGGGCAGAAGTTGCCGGCCACCGGGGCGTCGAGCGCGACGGCACCGTAGACCGACGCAGCGTGCTCGCCGTCGGCGAGGCCGCAGCTCCAGTGTGCCGTCACGACGACATCGGCGAGCTGGCCGCGCTGCGGCTCGACCTCGAGTGTGTTGATGGTCCAGATCGGCTTCATGGTGTCGCTCCGTTACGGCCCGGCATCGCGCCACGCGCCGCCGGAGTAGAAATACAACTTGTTGTTGGTCGTGTTGACCACGATGGGAGCGTATCCGGTCTTGGCGGTCGGCGTACCCGTGGGCGTACCCGCGCAGGTCGGGACATAGAGAAAGCCGTTGGTCGCGTTCGTGGCGAGACTGCCTGCGCCGATAGCAGCATTTCTGCTGTTGTCGAGGTCAAAGCCGGTGTCGTTACTGCCGTTCTGCATCGTAAACGACAGCGCGTTGCCTGCGGTATTGGTAACGCGAAAGCCGTTGCTCACTCCGTCAATCGCGCCAACAATTCCGCTGCCAGCAAACCCCGAAGGAAACACTTGCCGCATCGCGCCTGAGACATGAAGTTTGTCGAGAGGCGAACTCGTGCCGATGCCGAGGTTGCCGCTGTTGGTCAGCCGCATCTGCTCGGCGTTGTTATACTCAAAAGTCAACGCCGAACTATTTGCACGGCTGTTGCTGATGTCCCACGGCGCGGAAGCGTTTTCCAACCGCAGCCGCGACCCCGCAGACCCGCCCGCGTTGATATTGACAACGCGGCTCGTAAGCGAACTATTTTGGTCGCCGACCACATCAAGCCTATTTGCAGGAACGCCGCCGATGCCGACATTCGCCGACGTCGCGCCCAGCGCGCCGAGCACGACGGACTGCGGCGTCGCCTTCTTCGTCTCCGTCGCGGAAGTGTCGACGATCGGCAGGAAGTCTGCGGTGACCGCGACATCCGCCTGCGCGAGCGTTGTGAGTTGGGAGATCTTCTTGTCAGCCATGCTGATGCACCTCGGCGTTTAACGCCATCCGTTCAACCATCCGCCAGGACGCCCCGAAGAGCGCCGCGCTGGCGGTCGCCGCAGCACCTGCGCTGCCGGCTCCGTTTTCACTTGCTGCACCTGTCCCGGCGCGGCCACTTCAGCGACCGCATCCGCCGCGGGCGCAGCACCCGCTCGAGCTCCGAGCACCATCGGGCCACCGCGACCGATGAAGGCCGCGTAGGCGTAGACCGCACAGTCGAGCGCCTCGGTGCGGGCACCGGCAGCGCGCGGCTTGTACGACCGCACGCGCCGACCCTGCACCACGCGCCAAATCAGCGTTTCCGACGTGAGCTGCTCGAAGTAGCCCTCGTCGACCGAGGCCGGGAAGTGCACATAGCCCGCACCCGGCTCGACGACGCGCTTGAGGCGCCCGAAGAAGACATCCTTCGCCGTGTCGACGCCGACGATGTAGAGCTGCGCCGACGTCCGCCCGGCGCGCCCCGCGCGCTTCGGGAAAATGAGCCGCCCGAAGCCGCCCGCACCCTTCACCGCCCACAGCCGCCGCGCCTTGCGCCGCGCAGCGTAGGCGTAGACCTGCTGCGTGAAGTGGCCGCCCGAGTCGATGCAGCCCGCCTCGATGTTGAGCGCGCGGCCATCTTCACGGGCTCGGGGCCGCGAGAGGAATGCGTCCAGATCGGCCCAGAGCGACTCGCTGCCCGGATCACCCGGCAGTACCTGGTGCTCGATGAGCCATGACTCCTCGTCGCGGCCCCAGCCCCACACGCTCGCCTCGAGGCGGTCATCCTGCACGTCGACGCCGACGGTGAGCAGCACCACGCCGCCCGGCACCGACTGCGCCGTGTACGGTTCGCGCCGCGCCGCGAGGCCGACCGCCTCGACACCGTCACCGCGCTCCTCGAAGGTCTCGCCGAGCGAGGTGTTGATCCAGGTCTGCAGCGTCTCCGGCAACTTCTTGGCCTGCACGAAGGCGACCGCCATGTCCGCCCACGTCGACCACGGCGAGTAGAGCTCGCTGATGTGGAAGGACGCGATGCCGCGGCTCTCGCGGCTCGCTCGCCACTCGCCGGCGCGCAGCATCTCAGGCTTGTCGGCGTCGGTGAGCTCGGCGCCGCACGCGACGCAGGCGTACACCGCGAGCTCGGGCTGACCGTCAGGCCAGCGCACCTGCGACCAGACGAGCCGCTGCAGCTCGCCACAATGCACGCAGGGCACCTGGTAGAAGCGCTGGTCGCCGGACTCGAAGCCCGACTCGATGCGCGACGAGCCCTTGATGGTCGGCGTCGAACCTGCGAGCACCTT